CAGAACAAGCAATAAAATTAGTTCCATCAAAAATTTCTAAAATACCTAATTGACCGTTGTAATAAGTATCACCAGTTACTGGGTTGGTTGGTCTAGCAGCAGTATTACCTGATGGTATGCCACCTTTAGAGGGGTATTGTTGGAAGGTCATTAGGCGATCTCCACTCCGCTAATATGGATCGTTACAGCAGTAGTCGAAGCAAAGCCAGTAATAGTCTTTGCTGGGTTAGCAGCAGGTATAACCTGCTTCATATCAAACCCAACCACAGAGTTAGCAGCAAGGCTAACTGCCGGAACAGCTACTACACCATCAAGAGCAATGGTTGCAGTTGATGCCGAAGTTGCTGCATTAGCCAACACGATGTTGGTTACTACCGCAGTCGTGCTTGTATTTGGTGATGTATAGAGGGTTGTACTAGAAGTAGCTGCTGCTGTTCTAGCCAACACTTTTGAAGTTACAGCCATGAGTTACTGTTACCTTTCTTTCTTAGTAGATATCCATTAGATCAACAACAATTCTTTCATCATCATATGCCGAAGCAATGTTAATGATAGGTGTTGATCCACCGGTTGAGGTTATTCTATTAGCGGTACCGGAAACTGCCGATACAGCAGAGGTTGAAGATATTGCAATCCAAGCACTACCACTCCATGCATACATGGTTGATAGTGGTGTATCCCAGTAGGTTGCACCGACAAGGAGAGTATCTCCATCGTTATCTAAAGTTGGTGCAGTTGACTTAGCACCAAGGTATCGATCATCGAAGGAGTCATATGAGGCAGCAGCAGCCGATGCCGAGTTAGCAGCAGATGTTGCAGAAGTTTGTGCTGAAGATGCACTTGTAGAAGCAGAAGAAGCTGATGTGGAAGCAGAGGTAGCAGATGTTGCTGCTGCTGAAGCTGAGTTAGCTGCTGAAGTTGCAGAGGTTGCAGCAGATGAAGTAGATCCAAACAGAGTATCAATGTATGACTTATTAACTGCATCGCTAGATGCGGTAGGTGTTCCAAGATCAGTAATCTTGTTATTACCCATTGACAAGGCACCGGTCATTGAATCGCCGGCTTTAGAAACCTTGGTAGCAATACTGTTGGTTACTGTGGTTGAGAAGCTTGCATCATCATTGATAGCAGCAGCAAGCTCATTAAGAGTATCTAAAGCACCCGGAGCTGCATCGACAAGGTTTGATACTTGAGTATCTACATAAGCTTTGGTTGCTGCATCTGTGTTAGCAGAAGGAGTAGCAAGACCGGTTACCTTAAATCCACCAGCAGCAAGATCAGAACCCAAGGTTCCGCTTGTGATGGTCTTAGATGTAAGAGTAGAGGCAACTCCATCAAGAGTTACGGTGCCTGTTGCATCTGGAAGGGTAATTGTTCGATCAGCCGTAGGGTTGGTGACCGTAAGGGTTGTCTCATTAACATCGGCAGAAGATCCTTCAAATACGATGCTTGAGTCATTAAGGAATAAACCTGTGACTGTAGGGCTTGTAATAGTCTTGTTTGTAAGGGTCTCACTACCTGTAAGAGTTACAAAGTTATCGTCAGATAGAGCTGTATTGAACTGAGCTACGGTACCTGAAAGAGTGTTATCTGTAAGATTGATTGTCTTATTGGTAAGGGTCTCTGATCCGGCAAGAGTAGCAAAGTCAGCATCTGTCATAGCAGAATTGAACTGAGCCTTTGTGCCTGTGACTGTATTAGATCCAAGACTAATGGTTTTATTAGTTAGGGTTTGAGATCCACTAATAGTTGCTATATCTACACCAGCAGCCTGAACAGTTCCTGATCCTTTAGGAACAATGTTGACTGAGATATTAGTGTCTCCACCTGTAGCTGCAAGACTTGGGTTATTACCAGTAGCAGCGTTAGTTACTGTGAACTCATTGACCGCAGATGTTGTCTTATTAAAGACAATCTGTTCATTACCACTATCATCAGCAATAAAGCCACCATTAACAAACTTTGGTGCAGTAAGAGTCTTGGCACTTAGAGTCTGAGTATCTGTAGTTCCGACAATAGTTCCAGATACACCATGAACACCTGTAGTTGTTGGGCTTGCTGTTGATCCAAGGTGAGATGAGAAGTCTGTAAAGTCTTGAGCAGATACAACATGTCTAACCGTGGCACCGGCTGAATGGGTTACATTCGTTGTATTATCATCACCACGAACAACGGTGAGGCTTGTTCCACCCCCACTAGCGGTTACTTTAACAATCTCTTCTTTATTGGTATCTGGGTCAATGACCAAAGAATATGGATAGCTGGTAGGAAAACCAGTCACCAAATCTAAAGTAATAGTTGTGGCAACACTACTTATAGAAGAAGATAGTGAAGCCTGTTTTGCTGTGGATGAATAGTATCTGTTCTGTGCCATTCGTTACCTCTTATAGTGGAGTCGGGGAGGGTATAGATCTCGGAGTGATGCAGCTTCTTGTTGAAGTCGCTGCGTATACAGACCAAGATAGAAACGAGCTGTAGAAGCACCTGAGCCGACCGGCTTCGATTGGTCGAGCATATCCGCTTCTACGCTTTGGAATGGAATCTTTGCTGCATCGCTATTCATAAGCAAACGAGCTATGGTTCCATACATAATTGCATCAACAGAACTTGATGGGAAACCAGTAACAGTTTCATACACATCACTATCTGATGTCAATATGGTGGGTGCTTTGGCAAAAGTAATTTGAACGGTTCTACCCGGATCGATAGAATCAAATATGTTAATAGTTTTACCATTGGGAAATGATGTTGTGTTAGCTACTTTATCTGTGTTGTATCTTCTTACATTGAGCCATTCTTTAGTTGATCCAATGGTCTGCCACTTTACATCAAGAACATATTCCATAGCAGCAGGAAGAGAGTAAGTAGTTACGGCAGAGTTAAAGGAAAAGGTGTGTGTTCCTACCGCAAACAGTTCTGGATAAGAAGCTTGGATTGTATCGTTAATAGTTTGTTTAACTAAAGTTCTAGGATAAATAGGTGCAACAATTACTTTGGCATTATTAGCAGCAGATGCTGCTGTGGTACCACGGAACCCTCTACCCCATGGAGCTATAGTTACAGTTTTTGTGGCGTTATCTACTTTATCTACATAAAGTAATTCATCGCCAATTTCTATAATTCCACGACCAATTTGATTTGTTTCATTAGCTACAAAAGATGTAGCGGATGAAGTGATTCCACCAACTTGATTTATCCAAGTAGCTGTTTCTAATTGAGCTGCACCACTTTGGATATTAAACATTACTTTGTCTATAAGCTGACCAAAGGTAGTTGACATTAGGTAGACCTTGCTCTTAGGGCAGCAGCAGGAGCCTTATCGGTTGTGCCACCTAGTTGATTACATACACCACGAAGATCCTTATAGTCGGGTCTTGTGTTACCAGCTTTGACATTCAAGGCACCAACAACATCAAGGCCGGTTGTGCCGGCAAAAGTGTTTGCTGCTTTTGCATCATCAACATAATCCTGTATAGCAGGATAAGTACCACCATTAGCAAGACGATTAAGTTCTGCTGTAAAGGTACTGCCATTAGTGCCTAGTGCCATTACTTGCCCTTCTTCCTTAATACTGCTGCATTATCTACAAGGTTTGGATACTTGCGACCGGCAGCTTTTGCTCTAGCTTTTGCCTGAGTTTTCTGTGCAGGTGTTAGTTTTGTAGATTTCTTCTTTGGATTTTTTGTATCCCAGAATGCTTTTTTCTTTTTCACCATTTCACCTTATCTGCCCAGTATGCGGCTGACATCTTTCCTTTAGAAATATTTTTTGCATGACGAGCCTTAAATGACTTCTGTCGTTTAGTTGGTTGACGATCGCCTGTGACACCCTGTTGACCAAACCTAATTGTCTTAACCTGTGATCCTTCTTTGGCTACGACAACATGAGACTTGGTAGGGTGAGAAGGGGTTCTCTTAGGTTTATTAAACCCGGATACCCCTGCTCTCTTAAGTCGAGGATCTGCCTTACTTCTTTTTTCCGCCACGCTTCTTTGCTTTCTTCATTACCATTTTCTTGCCAGACTTCTTAGCATCTGCCTTAGCCATTGCCATACCTTTAGCGGTATATGCGTATTCTTTCTTTCCTACCTTTGGCATATCCTTACCCCTTTGTGTGATTATTTTGGTTTTTCCACCTGTGTTTATATCAAACGAGGCAGAAATCTCTATTGCTTTCTTTGCTTCATTTACTGCAACTTTGGTGCTTGTTGGGGAAATGTTAGCTCTTGATAAAGAGCCAAGTGCATAGGATCCACCAGATCCAACTGCATATACTCCACGATCATCTCTGCACCAAGAGAAATCATTATCTATCTGATATATCTTTCCACGGATACATATTAAGGCATCAAACCCTGCATCCTCGTTAGGCATACCATCTTCCTTCTTTGGAGAAGGGTCGTATCCATAATCGGTAAAAGCTTGTCTAAGTGATGGCATTAGATCTGTCATCATAAACTTATCTAAATTAACTACCTTTGGTAGTTTCGGTGGGATCCAACAGAAGTTGGCAATATCCCCGGCGATAGCATCGCCAGCAAAGGCAAAGACATACTCGCCCTTTTCAATGACCTTATCCATGCCATTGGCTATAAACTTTTGACTACCTGAAACCATCAAGGAATCTGCTGCTATAAGGCCCCAGCCCTTGCCTTGGATTCCAACGATGGTAGTCATTATCAGTCCTTAAAACTATTGGTGTTGGCATCAAAGGCTTTACCAGCCATATTCGATAGCTCAACAGCCCCTCGGATATCTTTCATATTAGTTGTTGCTGGTTCAATGCCTTGGTCTATCGCTGACTTGTAAGCATTAAGTTCATTATCCCAAGCCTTCTGAGACATTACTCTTCTGCTATTAGCATCTCCTGTATTAACTTGTAATCCTGAATCTCTAAGGCATTCTCCCCAGTTAGCATGATCCTGAGTGGGGCAACCTGTCCTACATGCCATTATGACCTCAATACTAAAAATCCATTATGTGCTTCATCTGAGGCTGCATCAGCCTCTCCTTGAGTCTTTATTGTATACCCTAGACCCACTAGAACATCTTTAACCGCTTCGGTTACGACATGCTCTCTTCCGCCAAGAAAGACATATTCATACTCATTTAACTCATCTTCTGTTACTGCTCGAGATGTAGTGACAGTAGCCCCATCTATTAGGACTGCCACACCTCTTGGAGATACGACTCTTCTCCACCACTTGTCTCGTAGTGGGAAACCTTCCATTACCTGCGGTGGATAGAAAGTATAAGTTGCCATGTTTCTCCTTTAGTAGAGAGAGGGTGGGTTGCCCCACCCCCTCAACTAATTAGCTCAGATTAAAGAGCTGATGCACCGGTTTCCAAACGAACAACGGCATCATCACGGAAGATGCCCCATCCGCCAAAGTACTTCCAGCCGAGTGCTGACTTACGGCGAAGGATGTCGATCTGAGGTGCAATGACAGTTTGTACATCATATACATTAGCCTCAAGAAGAGCTTCCTTACCTACTGCAACAGCCTTGTAGACAGTTGCAGATGAAGCACCGTCTGCACCTGAAGGAACACGAGTTGTCTGAACAACTTGGAATCCTTCAAGAACACCGATGGTGCCTGTCAATAGGTTGCCAACATTCTCAGTTGTGTACTTGTGAATGTCAACGAATCCACCTGATCCAGTTTCGGCACGAAGGTCGAAAGCTTGGCGTGGGTGAATGAATAGAGTGTAGAGATCTCCAACACGAGGTTGTGCTGAAGCCTCTAGAAGTGTGGTTTGAGCCTTACGAAGCATTGTTGTTGAAAGAACATCAGATGCTGTAAGGGTTGCTGTTGAGGTACGGGTTCCGCCGTACTTAACAGCAGTTCCACCAACAAGAACGGCTGCAACAAGCTTGTCGAGAGTATCGGCAGCGTTGTATGCAATAGCATCACCAATCATTGTATCAATGTCGGAGAATGCAGCGAAGTTTACCTTCTCAGTTTGCTCAACTGCATTACCGTATTCGGTAACAGTTACGCTTACTTGAGATGGGTTTGCCAATGCAACTGGAGTTACATCGGATGTTTCGGTTAGAGCTGTGGTAGCAGCAGTCAAGTTGGCATAAACTGCAAACTTAAGAGATGTACCCGGGTTGGTCATTGAAACTGGTCGTAGGTCTGCAACAGAACGCATAACAGGAAGTGAGCGGAGTGCAGCACGAACATATGTGTCATATGCATTGACTACGAGGTTGCCAAGACCAGAGATTTGTGTAGTTGCCATTAGGCACTACCTCCTATTTTCTTGGTTAATAGCCCTGCTTACCAAGATCTGCAAAGAGCTGCTTTAAGGCTTCTGGGCCTTTGGCAGCAGCTTCATCCATTTGAGATTGAATCAACCTTTCTCTGTCGGCTGTCATGCCGGCATCCATGGTTGATTGAGCCTTCATGTAATTTTCTTTGAAACCTTCTGGCAAGTTAGAGCTTGCTTGGTTGGTTGATTGACTTTCGATTCCGAAAACATCTCCGTATTCAGAAAGCCAAGTCGACAACGATTCCTCCGTGAGGTCGATGTCCTGTGGAATGAATGCCGCTATTTTCGGATTCACACCACGAGAGGTGAGGGTTTCTTTGATGGTTCTATCTCGTTTTTCTTTACGCAATTCGGAAAGCTCTGCCTGAATTTCTTTCAGTTGCTTTTCTTTTTGCTTATTAGCTTTGCGTAGTTGAGAAAATGCATCATTCGAATCTAATTCGAAATCTTCCTCATCATCTTCATAATTGGACATTTGTCCTACTCCCTTTTTCTATGTTTGTCGCTGGCCTCAAATAGATCGGGGAATCTACTTGGCTCCAACTGCCGGGTTAATACTCATCTCAAGCTCCGGTATATCAAGAGATGGAGTGGGTGTTCAGGTCTTGAACCTGAATGACTGCCAGTCACCCGACCGATTAAACGGTTCTTGTTCTTAATGCTCTCTGACCAACACCTGTTGTTCCAGAGAACTGTGCAAGGTTTGTAGCTCTTAGTCTGCCCATTGTTTCTGTGGCTCCGACATCTCCACCGAACTCGGCAGCGATAGCTTCTTTGGCTCCAAAGTTTTCACCATAGATTGAAGCAAGATCTCCATACTGCTGAATATTTCTAGCAACCTGTGAGAACTTCTGTCTCTGAGTTCCATAGGCAAGTGATCCTGCACCATACTGCTGTGCAATATCTGCTTGCTCTTTGGTCAAGCCCTCAAGAAGGGCTGCTGCTGTATTGAGGTTCTTACCTGCAATACCTTCAAGAATTGATTGACCTCTTGCTGGATCAATCATGTAGGCAGTAATCATGTCATCAGTAATGCCATAGAGGCTCTTAAGTTGACCACGGATTCCCGGATCAGTTGATTGCACGAAATCTCTATATGCTTGGAATACATTTGCTACATCAACATTTGTGTAGTTGTTTTGTAGGAATGTCTGGAAATCACTTGTTTGATCGTAGAAACCTTTTGGTGCATTATAGGAAGTAAGAACCTTTTGGTATTCATCTTCCATACCAACGATAGTCTTTTCATCTAATGAACGATATCCAGCCTTGATACGAGCTTCATTAACCTTACCAAATCTTTCATAGTAAGGTGCTGTTTGGATCAGTTGTAGATAGAAACCTTCTGTGGTTGTAGGTATCTCATCAAACTTCTTACCACTTCGGTCTACGCCTTCTCCTTTGAAAATATCAGAGATTACTTTACCGAACTCTGGAACGCCCATCTGGGTAAATCGTTCTGTAATAATGTCATATGCAGACTTGCGTTCTTTGGCTAACTGCTCAAGCTTTGCTTGCTCGGCAGCTTTCTGTTGAGCAGTAAGTTGTGCTTG